GAGACAGGATTGCTTCAGGCTGCGGTGTCTGCTTTAAGTCCGGTAGGAATGGCTCACAACGGTATCAACAACATCCCTCGTGAAGGCACATGGCTTTTAGATGGTGGTGAACGTGTACTTAACCCTCAGCAGAATACCGATTTAACAAAGTATTTAGCTGATCAACGAGATACCAATCGCCTTGCAAAAGCTCAACCTAATGCGATTAACAGTGGTGCTGAAATGCAGGCTGAACGGCAGGCTCAGGCGAATGCGAAGGCTGGTGTAGGGCAGTCGTCGCAGTCTACTCCACAGCACCTAGCAATCAACAACATTCTTGATCCATCGATTGTAGGTGATTATATGGGTACACCATCTGGCACAAAAACTTTCATGAACTTTATCAAGAGTAATCGATCTTCAATCAAGGCGGTAATTGGATGATCTTATCTACAAGCTTATTCGGTGATGTCATCCTTTTGACATCGCCTGCCTTGGTTGGCGCAACTGAAAGCATTGGCTTTAAAACTGATGTTTTCCAGTCCAAAAATGGCAGTGAAAATCGCATTCCTCTCAAAGATAAAGCTCGGCAAACGCTGAGCTTTTCTTCTATTGCAGTGCTGAAAGAAATTGCAAAGCACTTCAATGTGCAATGGGGTGGTATTCGTAAAAATTGGGCAGTGCCATTGTTTCAAGAAAAGCAATTTGTTGGTGATGTGAGTAGTGACACCATTACTTGCAGAACCGATATTTACTCGTTTTACGATGGATCTTTAGCGCTGCTTAAAAACGATACTGAGCAGATGTTGGTTGAAATTATAGCAGTGAATGATGACAGCCTTACTTTAAGTGAATCAGTCACCATCAGTAATGCCAAACTGTATCCAGTCCGTGTATGTTTTATCAATGGAGATATTTCACGGCAGATCAGCGGCGTGCATGCTTCAGCATCAATTACTTTCATTGTGATCGATGAGCCTGAAATTACAACTACAGCACCATCTCAGTTTCTCGGTGATGACATCTATTTCTTTTGCCTGACTTACTCGGGTGACAGCATGGATGCCACGATTTTACAGCAACAGAACATTGTTGATAATGAAGTTGGTCCAATTTTCCAGAATACAGATTGGGGCTTTGCACGCTATAGCAAACAGTATCGAGCAGTGGTGAACAATCATGATGATCTGTATGAGTATCGAGAATTTTTATATCGTCGGCAAGGTAAGTTTCGTCAGTTCTGGTTGCCAAGCTATGAAGCAAATATGCGGCATAAAAGTACTGGAACCGTATCAACAATGCTGTTAGTTGAAGCGGATCAGTACAAACAACTGGCAGATTTACGCAAGCATATTGCGATTAAGTCGGGTGATGTTTGGACTGCACATACGATTACGGCATCTTCATTAACTTCAGCAAGCACGGTGCAACTCACCATTTCACCAGCTCTGAATAAAGCCGCATCTAGCATTCAGCGAATTTCATATTTAGGCCTACATCGTTTGGATGCAGACTCGGTAGACCTGAACTATCAGGGTGCCAATATTGTTGAGGCTTCGGTGCCCTTTTTAGAAATAGGAGTTTGAAATGCTGATTAAAAACTTCTTTCAATCAATCACCAATTCTGCGACTCGTCGTGAGCTGTATGAGTTCACACGCGGCAATCAAAAGTTTTACTACACTTCAGGTGACAAACCGGTACAAGATGGCGAAACGATTTACGATGCCATCACTTTGAAACGCACAGAAATTGAATCGAGTAATGATCTTGAAAAGAATACGCTTGATATTACTTTTGCACTGAATAGCGAGCTTGCTCAGGACTGCCTACGCTCCGCACTAGAAGAAAATGTCTTGGTAAAAATCAGCAAGCTGCAATTTGGGTCAATCACCATTCTTTGGCAAGGGCGCGTGACTTCGGTCAAACCAGATGGAGCTGAAATCACACTCAAGTGCGAGACTGATTACACCAGTTTAGGGCGTGCTGGTGCGCGTTATAAGTACCAGCGCACTTGCTGCCATGACTTATATGGCAAAGGATGTAAGTTAGATAAATCGCTTTGGGGTATTCATACAACGATTAAGTCGGTCGATAAGTTGAATTTAGAGTTGCGTGATTTAGTTGTTGATGACAACTATTTCAGACTTGGCATGTTGCAGAGCAGTATAGGTGTAAATGTTGCGATTGAGTCGAGTTCTGGGCAATCAGTCACTTTGATTCGTCGTTTAGATACGCTAGCTGATCAAGTGACGACTGATGACGCGTTATTGGCATATAACACGACAAAGCAGACTTGGCTGCAAGCTATAAATGCAGAAACGATTGCAACATCTGCTTTGATTGAAGCCATTGCAGATCGTGATGCTTTAGACCCAGCGAGTCCGACTTATGATCAGGACTTATTGGATGCTCAGACAACTGTTGATCAGAAACAAAATGAACTCGATAACGCTCATCAACAGACACAAGATGCACAAAATGCATTTGATGTGGTATCTGAATCAGTATTTTTTGTGACAGTTTATCCTGGATGCATGAAGTCTTTAACGGCATGTCATCGATTCAATAACACGGACAATTTTCTCGGCTTTGCATATATGCCAGAGGATAATCCGACAACCACGAGGATTGTGTAATGTTTGCCATTATTGCTGCAGTCGTTGCGGTTGCAGTTGCTGTCTTTTCATATATTCAGATGCGTAAAGGTCAAAAATCAAGACTGACACCTGGTGAACTTGATGTCACTCAAGCAGATGAGGGAGGCTCAATTCCTGTCATTTTTGGGACCTGTGATGTTGCACCAAATGTCACAGCATTTTTAGCCGGTACACCACAAGCCATCAAAAAATAGGTGAGTCATGGAATCACAAAATAGCCCGCACAAAGCGGGCTTTATTTTTGTTCATCATATTCGCGCTTGCGATATGTGTACGATCAAAGCAAGACGCTTTTTTTTGAATCAAGGCTTAACCAACGCTGAAATAAAAGATTTTTTTGATAACGGAATGCCAATAGTGCGTTTTGAAGAATTATTTGGCCATGATGCGATGGCAAAGCAAGTGATTATGAGGGCTAAAGAAGATGGCTAAAAAGAAAAAGCAAACGATTGGTTATAAATATTTTGCCTTTGCTCATTTTGTTTTATGTCACGGCCCAATTGATGCAATCACCAAAATTTCATTTCAAGACAAAGATGCTTATTTGGTAGAAGAGAATATAAATAAAACGATCTATATCAACAAGCCTAGCTTATTCGGTGGTGATGAACAGCAAGGCGGTATTCAGGGCAATATTGAACTTTTGTTTGGACATGCGACTCAGCAAAAAAGTAGCACTTTGCAGAGAATTTGCGCAAAAATTTCTAATGCATTTAGTGGGTTGGTCTCAGCATATCGGGGTGTATGTTCTGTTGTTTTTGATAATGTTTACATTGGCACAGCACCGAATATGCCCGATTCGAAATGGCGTGTTAAGCGAATTCATACACGTCATGATGGTGAACAACAATGGTATGACGTAAAAGCTGAAATTTTACCACCACCTAGTGCTGATAATCCTGCTTACAATTTCGCAAAATTGAATTGGGAGATGGTAGGTGCAAATGGTGCGAATGGATCATCATCTGTACCGGTTGGAAATTTTGGCACATCTAGCTTTGTTATTAATTCACCAAATATTTCGCAAAATGAGATTTTTGAAATCAGCATTGCGATTACAGCATCAACAGAGTTTCGTAACGTTGTTGGCGGTGAGCAAGTTGGACAGTATAGCTGGATCAAGAAAGGTGGAACGTATGGAGAGAGTGCTGCATACAATCGCTACATGATTGAGATCAGCGAGCCACCTGAAACTTATTATTTTAACCATGGTGTTTCTCAGCAAAATTATGATGACAGTGAGCGTTTTGCAGTCATTAAAGTTAAAGTTAAGAATGGTGCAACAGTAACGTGTATTTGTGATCCTGTCGATAATCAGATGGCACGAGGCGCAAAACTTGGCTTCTATCAATATATGCGTTTTGATGCTGCCAGTGGTCTTGATCGGGATATAAATCCGGCTCACATTATCCGTGAGTGTTTAACGAATCAGGTTTGGGGAATTGGTGTTTCTGAATCAAACATTGATGATGTCTCTTTTAAAAAAGCAGCAGATACACTTTTTGATGAAAATATGGGTATGTCGATTAAATGGACTGACTCGACTTCAATCAATGAGTTTGTTGACAATATTAAAGAGCACATTAACGCACAGCTATATCTAGACCGAGTCACTAATAAGTGGAAGCTCTATTTGATTCGAGATGATTATGATGTATCTGATCTTATCTCTTTAGATGAAAGCAATATTCGCAATCTTGATTTTGAACGTCGTACTTTGGCTGAGTGTGTTAATGCAGTCACTGTGACGTATTGGGATCGTGAGCGTGCAAAAGACTCAACAGTAACAGTTCAAGATATTGCACGGATTGCGCAGCAAGGCGGTGTTATTTCACAATCCATTGATTACAAGGGATTTACCAATAGTGATTTAGCGAGTCGTGTTGCATTACGAGATTTAAAAACACTTTCAAGTACATTGGCATCAGTGTCTTTTGATGTTGATGAAAGTTTTTCAGAGTCTTGGCACGAAGGGATGCCATTTAAGCTATCTGATGAAAGTTATGGATTATCTGAAGCTGTAATGCGCATTCGAACGATTAAGCGTGGTGACGGTATTAATAATACTGTTTATGTCGAAGCAATTGAGGACTCTTTTAGCAGTCCGATGCAAAGCGTAGTTGAATATGTACCACCAATCACAAGTGGTGATAGCACTGCGAAAGATTCGACAGCGATTGCATTTGAAGTGCCATACATCGAGCTTGTTGAGCAGTACGGCCAAGATGAAGTTGATGCAAAACTTTTAAATTATCCAGATATTGGCTATGTCGGCATGGCAGCAATACGTCCAAATAATCAACATATAAATGCAAGTTTATATGTGAATTCAGGTGCTGGTTACGATGAAAGAACAACTTTAGATTTTTGTCCAAGTGCGTCTTTGAAAACTAACATTGGGTGTATGGATTCGACTTTTGAAATTCAAAATGTTGCTGAATTTGACTTGCTTGAAGCAAATCATCGAATACAAGTAGATGATGAGATCATGGCATTTGTGAGTTTTGACACAGCAACAAATATGCTGACTGTGAAGCGCGGTTGCTTTGATACAGTACCGCAGCAACATGTCGCTAATTCAGTTGTATATGTCTGGGATAATTATTCAGGAATAGATGGAACGGAGTATTTGTCGGGTGAAACAGTTTTCGTGAAGGCGTTGACGCTGACTGGATCTGATAGCCTGGATCTGAGTGAAGCAACAGAACATTCAATTACATGTAATGCGCGTGCAATTCGCCCTTATCCACCAGCCAGCGTCAAAATCAATAATGAATACTATCCAGCGGAAGTCACAGGTGATTTGGTTTTAACTTGGGTGGATCGTAACCGACTGCAACAAACAGGTGGTACGCCACTAGGCTGGTTTGATGCGGGTGTCACAATCGAAAGTGGCACCGAATATATTGTTGAACTTTATGATGCTGATGATGCGTTAATTTCAAGCACAAATGTCGGTGCTGCAAATACAGCCACAGTTGATTATTCATCTGTGGCAACTGCAACATGCAAAGTAAAACTGTATGCATTACGTGATAGTTATGAAAGTTATCAAGCATTTGAGCATGAACTGATTGTGAGTTTCAATCCACCATATAACTTGGTTGGAACTTGGAACTCAACAACCCAAGCGGCTGATCTAAATTGGAGTTTTGATGAATGACTACATTTAATATTTACAGATCAGATAGTCCAATGGATTTAGGATCAATGCCAATTGCAATAGCCACAGATGTTGCTACAAATTCATATTCTGATAACACCGCAACAGTGGGAAATACTTATTATTATCGGGTTGGTGCTGTAAAAGGTGGAATTGAAAAAATTAGCAACGAGATAGAAATAACAATGAATTTATTCAGTCCAGCAGAGATATTTTCAGCAAAATCTTACATTGATGAGACATCACTTATTAGTTTAAGTGGAACCAGTGTTAATAATATTGAATGCAACTTATCTTCTGAGTTGTATTCTAAAGTTGGTTCAACTGGTGTTGTTATTATTGAAGCTGCTTTAAATGGGAAGAATGCATTAGAGTTTAACAATGGGGTTTTGGCAAACTACGGCAATCTCCTGCAAAACTGGAAATCAGCAAACGCAATTTGGAGTTTTGCTGTATTTAAATCAACTTTGTCTTCTACAGCGGATAAAAGCTACTTTTGTATAAACGCATCTTCTAGCCAGAATGTTGGTTACTCAGCAGAAGCGGGTGCGCCTGCTGCCAATAACAATCCGTTTGTTTATGCAAGAAGACAGCCGGGTGGTGTAATCAAATACATATCAGACCCTGTTGTTAGGCTTAATGAGTGGGTTATGTGTTACTCAGAAGTTAGCTTCACGATGGACAGGGTTCGCAATAGCGTTAATGGAGGGGCTTTTAATACGCTTGATCCAGCTTGGGGTTCTACTGCCAACAATGAGAATTTGGCATCATCAGGTATTTTTGTTGGAGCAGCCACAGCAGCAAAAGCCTTCCCATTTTTTGGTGAAATTGCTTGTATCGTATGGGGAAGCGGAAGCCTACCTTCTATTAGTGAAATAGACAAACTGATGGGCTGGGCGGCACACAAATATGGATTGACTGCAAAACTACCAGCCAATCACCCGTATAAAACCACACCTCCTTAATTCAACTTTTCATGGCACCTTCGGGTGCTTTTTTATTGCCAAAAAATAGGGGGCGCAATGTCAAATGCGACACAAGTGATCGATGCATCAGGACCAGTGGCCACAACAACTGGCACTGGACTCACAATTATTTCATGGGCGGCAACATGGGACTGGGGATTTTTAATTGGTGTGGGTATTGGCTTGGCAGGATTGATCATCAGCTTTATGAATTTCCTATCTAACCGCCAATTTCAGAAACGTAAAGATCAACGTGAGCAAGAAATCCATGAGCTAGAAAAACGAAAACGCGAGGAGGGGTGCAATGTCAAAGACTAAAATCTCAGTCGCAATATTAGCAGCTTCGGCTGCTTTTTTTACGTCTTTAGAAATCAAAGAGGGTTACTCAGCAAAGCCTTACAAAGACAGTGGCGGGGTAGTTACTCAAGGCATTGGGTCTACTACCAAACCTGATGGCAGCAAGATCAAAATGACTGATCCACCCATCACACGTAAAACTGCACAGGAATGGGCAAAAGCCCATGTCTCAAAAGATGAAGTGGCGTTTCGTAAATCGATGTCTGGTGTAAAGTTGTCTCAGGTTGAATATGACGTATATCTCGACTTCACCTATAACTTTGGCCAAGCCAATTGGAATCAGTCTTCCATGCTACGCAACTTGAAAGCAGGTCAGTACGTGCAAGCCTGCAAGTCTCTTTTGAAGTGGAAGTACGTTGCCAAGCGTGACTGCAGTATACGATCCAACAATTGTTATGGCGTATGGGTTCGTCAGCAAGAACGTTATCAAAAATGTATGGGGGCACAGTAAATGGCTGAATTTAAGAAAGTAAGTAATGTATTACTGGAGTCAAATGGTATTTATTTTATTGAATGCCCAGGATGTAAAACCTTACATCCGTTTCATGTTGATCCAAAACACAGAGTTCATTGGAGTTTTAATGGAAATCTAGAAAAACCAACGTTCAGCCCTAGTTTGATGGTCAATCAAGGCCATCCTAGTCAATGCCACTCATTTGTGACGGATGGAAAAATTCAATTCTTATCGGACTGCCATCATAGTTTGGCTGGTCAAACAGTTGATTTGCCAGAAGTAGAGGAATGATGATGCCAATACTAATAGCCATATGGAAGTTCAAAACTTGGATCGCAATTACGATCTTTTTTGTTTTATGGGTATGCCAAATTGCATACACCAATCACTTGGCTGGGCAACTCAAAGAAGCTGATTCCAAGTGTATTGCCAAAGTACAAGAGATTGAGCAAAAGCATCTTAAAGCCTTGGCAGTCAAGCAAGATCAAATTAATAAAGTGAGCTCAGATTATGAAGCCGAAAAATCAAAGCAACGTGTACAAGTCGAAACGGTTACACGTGAAGTGCAAAAGATCATTGATCGTCCTGTGTATCAGCAGCATTGTTTTGATGACACAGGCGTGCAGCTCATCAACTCACTTATCTCCAACGATTCCAGCGAACCTCCTTGAACCTTGCTCTGATTTACAAAAGTTAGAGTCAGGGCAGGGTAAAGTTGCTTTGGTTTGGTCGATTGATATAGTTGCCAAATACAATAACTGTAAAGCGAAGCATGGTGCTATTGTGAAAGCCCTCAGGTGAGGGCTTTACCATTTGAATAGCAGAGTAATCTGCTAAAAGTATTCTCATATCATTAAATAATGTGTAATAAGCTATAGGATAGAATTTGGCAGGTATTTATTATTTACAGTTGTTGTTGGATTCACTGATAACACTCCATTAGGAGCTACATCAAGAACCAAAATTTTGGATGTCAGGCCAGAAGCAACTTTTGAATTATTAAATGTGAAAGTAATATTACAATTTGGCGCTGTTCCACCAGCTACAGCCACTCCATAAGTGCCATTTGATGATTCATTGTTACAAACATTATTTGATAAATCCGCTATGACTTTGCTTTTAAGACCATCCGCTAAAACCATAGCTTCTGAGACCTGTGCCTTGGCTGTATAACTTTGATATGCTGGAATTGCTATCGCAGCTAGAAGACTAATTATTGCAACTACGGTTAATAATTCAATTAAAGTAAATCCTTTTTGAGTAGTCACAATCAACCTCCACACTTAGGGCCAATATAATTTATTGATATTTATTCTTATTTATTCATAAAGACTAAAAGGTATTTCAATAATTTAATATCCCTGAAATTGGTTATTTTTACTCCTCCACAACCTCAGCATCCCACCAAAATTCCCCGCGCTTTCTAGCCAAATAACTCTCCGCAGTCATTCGATCCATAAAAGTATCTGCTAAATCCGCATCATCCACCCAAGCATAACCAGTCGTCATTTGAGCGGTGATTTCTGAAGGTTCCCAATAATCATCTTCATGAACTATTGTTTTGCTGGATAGATACAAGCCTTTCTTTTTGATGCACCACATCGTTTCGTCCTGAAAATAAGCCATCAAGTGAGTAGGCTCTAGCCTATCATCGTAATACTTTGTGGAACTTAATGTTCCACACTGTTGCTTATTTATAGCAAATGCTATAATTTGAGGTAATAAAAGGTAAGAATAGTCTTGCCTTTTATCATATCTATATCAAGGAATATAAAATGTACACCGTCACTGATTTTCGACAATGTTAAGTCTTAGTCTGTTGTTTCTAAGTCCTGTTGATTTAAGTGTTTTATGTGAGGTGGGTTGTGAATAATTATAAAGCGATGGATATAGCCAACTACATTATTTCGTATGTAAACAAAGATGAAAAATCTCCATTAGGTGGATTGACTCCTTTAAAACTTCAAAAGATCCTATATTACGTAGCAACGACATATTTAAAAAGATATGGGCAATTGCTGTTTTCAGAGTCTTTCCGAAAATGGCAGTATGGACCGGTTGTTAGGGAGGTTTACTCTGAATTTAAGTCGGTTGGAATTAACCATATTAGTAAGCCTAAATCGCTAATCGTCCATGATGCCAGCGCTCCCTTTGGGAGAAGACGCAAAGAGTTCGATGAGGATATGTTTGTTGATGATCCTTACTTCAAGGAAGTGGCTAATTCTGTTATTGATGCATTAATAACATCTACAGCCTTTGAATTAGTCGAAATAACTCATCAAGAGTCAGCTTGGTCTGATTATGAACCTGAGATTTTGTCAGGAGAATCAGATTTAAGATATTCATTAGAAGAGTTAAATCAGGCAAAAAATATTCTAACGCTATGAGTTCAGAGCAAGATCACATTGAGCTTATACAGCTACACCTCCGCCCAAATGATTTTCATAATGAGGGCACTATAGGTGTAGCAGCTCATTTATTCTCGCTCTTTGAAGACGATTATATAAAAAAAATTCAGAATGAAACATTTTATGTTTTACCATACAAAGATATTTCAATTTGTGTCTATGAAAGCCAATTAGATGATATTCCTTCTAACACATTAAGTGGATTTGCCACGACTGTGAGTGATGTCTTAGCCAATAGCGGGATGTGTAATGATCCTGATCACATGGTTAAGTGTTATGAAAAGTTCATAGAACATATTTCACTAGCATTTGCTCAAAAAAGTTTTATGCAAAAAGTCGCAAATAATGCGTTAGAAATTGCTAATAGAGCAAGTCAGCTATCCTTATCATCAGAACAAACTGTAAATAGAATTTTAAGTATATCTGGTCAAGCACAAGACGCTTTAAGGCAAGCTAAATCTACTGCTGAAAAGGCAGAAATCACAGCAGAACATGCTAAAAATCTAGCAACCGAGGCAGATGCTCAAGCCAAATCAACGATTGCAAACTATATTTCTATTCTTGGTATTTTTGCTTCAATTATTTTTACCCTTTTTGGTGGGGTTAATTTGATTGGCTCAACAGTAAAACTACTGGAAGTCAATTCTAGATGGCCATACCTAACTTTTATCATCGCTCTATTAATGATTTGCCTTCTGACGCTGTTGAACATGATGGTTAAGTGGATTAACTCAATGAGTAATCTAAAGAAAGCCTTAGAAAATCAGAGTGAAGAAGGTAGGCTAACTAATGAAGAAGGTTGCTGGTACAAACCTTGGAAATGGGATTTTTATACTAAATCTGTTGCATTCTTCCTTTTGATTCTACTTATCAGTATGTGTGGGATGTATCATGTAAACAAAGAAAACTTATTTAGCATTACAAAGGAAACCACTACCAAAAATGCTTCAAAGGCTGAAGAAGACAATAAGCCAGTTGAAAAGTCAAAGTCTGAAAATCAAAATAAAGAAGTTACTGTTGTTGAAAAATTTACTCTATCAAATCATTCTAATGAAAAAAGCTCTGATAAAGAATAGTGGGTGTAAGGGTTTAATTCTAGCAGCTATGGCATTACGCATGAGCTGCTAGAAATCGGATCAACTTCTTTATTTCTTTGATTTATAATAATTTAACCTTACTTTTGTGTCATGGATTCTGTCATATCTCTAGCGATTGCAACACTTCCTTGCACGTGACCATCATTATCTTTAACCAATGAAAAACTCATTTGTAC